AGTGGAAAAAGTCTTACCAGAAATTGTTGCTGATAGAAAAGATGGCACAAAAGCAGTAAGATATGAAAAAATAATTCCTTTACTAGTTGAGGCTATCAAAGAACTTTCTGATGAAGTTGAAAGATTAAAGAATGCCTCTTCAAAGTAATGGATCTATATCTTTTTCGGATGTATCACAATTTATATCAGGTTCTAATAATCAAATTAGTTTAAATGATTTGCTAGTTAGATTACTTTTAAATGATAGTTCTGGCCCAGTTTCTATGTTTGATGCCTATAGCAAACCTGCACCAGGTTCAGCATCATATACAAGACCAGGCACATATTCATTTCTCGTTTATCCTTATTCAACCATCTCTGTTGAGGTATTAGGTGCCGGTGGTGGTGGCGGCGGTGGAGACAATCATAATATATATGGTATTGGTAACTGCGGTTATGATGGTGGTAATGGAGGTTTAAGTCAATTTCAAGATATGATCGCTTATGGTGGTGGTTATGGTGGTGGTAATTGTAGCGGCCATCCAGGTACTAATAGTGGAGGTACAGGAGGAACCGTGACAGTAGGCGGTGGATCGGCCGGTGGCCATGGAGGATGGCCTCAACAAGGTTCAGGTAACGGTTATAATGGTGGGTACGGTGGTAAAACTGTAAAGTCCTGGACTTGGACTGATTATGATTCAGATCGCCCTATATGGGGAACCTACATTACTGTTATTGTCGGTGCAGGCGGCGCAGCTGCGCCTCAAAATGCCGGTTATGGTATTGATGGTGTTGTAAATATTTCTTGGTCATAGGAAATAATAATGGAAGATTCAGAAGAACTATATATCAAAATAGAAAATGGTAAACCGGTAGGACATCCTATTACAGGATGGAATCTTCGTAATGCTTATCCAAATCTTGAACCAGAAAAATTACCACCAGGATTTGAAAGATTTACTCGCGTAGATGTTCCTCAATTAAGTATATTTGAAAAACATATTGGTACTGAGTATATAAAATCAAATTATGGGTGGACCGATAATCATATTGTTGAAAAAAATGATCCAGTGATTTCAGATATTGAATCATTAATAGAAGATGTGAATTATCCTGAAATGCCAAATGATGGTCAACAATATTTCTGGTCAATTAGTGCAGGAAAATGGATTAATCAAAAAGTTTTTGATCAGGTATTTTCAGAGTTTTTGAAAAAGAATAAAATAAAATATGAAAATATTGAATTCAAAACATTAGAAGAAATGCATAAGTTATCCGATGAACAAAAAAGAAAATTTGGAGAACTTATTGAAGAGTATAACAAAATTGTTAATGAAGTTTGATCCACAATCTAATGAATGGTTATTAAATAAACATCAAATATACAAAGAACTCAGAAATGCAGAAAAAGCATATTGGAGTGAAAAATATAATCTATATGTTATGACCAGGTATGATGATGTTTATTATATCCTCAGTAACCCGAATACATTCTCTTCAGCAAAAGGCAACCTACCTATAGAAGATACTTACAGGTTTGGAAACACCTTAGGTGCTAGTGATAATCCTATTCACAACGAATATAAGAACATTGTTAAAAATGCCTATAGTAAAGATAATATAAAAAGAATAGCAGACGTTTTTCGTGAAAAGGCTATAGAGCATTTTGAAAACAAGACAGAAATAAACATATCGGAAATCACCGAAGACTTAGCAGCGTGGGCCGGTGCCGAGACTTTAAACTTTCCTCTTTATAAAACATATATTAAAGATATGATTATTGAGTCTCAGAAGTATAATCCTTTTTCAGTATCAAAAAAGCACATTGAAAACTTTGATGACCGATATGATAGTCTATTGAAACATTATAAAAGATTGGTCAAAACAACTCAAATGAAAATACCACCTACAGGTCCTGGTATATACAAAGAATATATTAAAAATGCTCCAAGGTGGCCAGATGATAGAGATGATAGTTCTTTGTATCTTGGAGGTCCTATGATTTCCGGAACTGGTTCTCTTATTGCGGCACTACAGTTTTTAACACTGGACTTGTATAGAGAGAATCAACTAGATATAATACTGAATGATAGGTCTCTAATACCTTTAGCAGTAAATGAATCTTTGAGATTTAATGCATCTACAGGTAGGTTTTCCAGAACCGTCACTAAAGAAATCACTATGCATAGTATTGATTTAAAACCTGGAGATAGGGTTGCTGCCTGTATGGACTCGGCAAATAGAGACTCTAATAAGTTTCCTAATCCAGATAAGTTTGATATACATAGAGACACCTCAGGTCATCTTGCATTTGGACATGGAATACATACTTGCATTGCTCTTGCTATATCAAGAGAACTACTTTCTGTTTATTTGGAAACCTTATTAGATAAGATTGGTAAGTATGAAATAACAACCAAAAACTCTGATTTAATATATAAAGTATCTGGTTCTGGTACTGGAGACATCATCACAAATATTATACTAAATAAGACAAACGTTTAATAAATAGGTTTATTATGGGACTTGAGAAAAACTTATCAGATGCCTTAGGCATTGACCACGAAACTCCTGCTGCACCCAAGCAGGAGATAATACCTTATGAACCACCACAAATACATTCTGATGCTGAAGAAGATTACCTTCTAGCTAGAAAAACTCTTCGCAACCTTATTGAAAAAGGTAATGATGCTATTGAAGAAATCTCACAAATTGCCCGTCAACAAGAATCCGCAAGAGGGTTTGAGGTTGTTTCTACTCTAATCAAGACTGTCGGTGATACGACCAAAGACCTATATAACCTTCAGAAGATGACCAAAGACCTAAAAGGGCCTGACCCTGAATCCGATCCTCGTAAAAAGAACACAGAATCCATAAATGTGGAACAGGCAGTCTTTGTCGGTTCAGCAGCCGAGTTATTGTCGGCTATAAAGAAGAAGAAGGAAGAAGATGGCTCGCCTTCCGTTTAGATACCAATCAAATCCTAATTTACCTAACGAACAGTATAGGCACGCTTTTACACAAAGAGAATTGGAAGAATACCAAAAATGTGTAGATGATCCCGTCTATTTTGCCAAAAAATATATCCGAATCATTAATGTTGATAAAGGCCTTATACCTTTTGATATGTGGGACTTTCAAGAGGATATGGTCAATACATTTCATAACAATCGTTTCTCTATCTGTAAACTACCACGACAGGTTGGTAAATCAACTACCAGCGTAGCATACATTCTCCATCAGGTATTGTTCAATGAACAGTTTGTAGTTGCCATCCTCGCTAACCGTGCGCCTACGGCCCGTGAGTTGCTAGGAAAACTAAAACTGGCCTTTGAGTATTTACCTATGTTTCTCAAACAAGGTATCAAGGAATGGAATAAAGGTTCTATCTGGTTAGCAAATGGTTCAAGAGTTCTTGCCGATTCTACAAGCGGATCATCAGTTCGCGGTTTCTCGTTCAACCTAATATTTTTGGACGAGTTCGCGTTCGTCCCTAATAATATTGCGGAAGAGTTCTTTATGTCTACATATCCTACCATTTCTTCTGGACAAAAATCAAAAGTAGTCATTGTTTCAACTCCAAACGGTATGAACCTGTTTTATAAGCAATGGATGGATGCTGTTGAAGGTAGGTCAGATTATAAGCATATTGAAATCCACTGGTCATTGGTTCCAGGAAGAGACCAGAAATGGGCCGAGCAAACCATTCGTAACACCAGCCAGCGACAGTTTGACCAAGAGTTTGGTTGTGTAGCCGGAGATACCATCGTAGAGATAAGAAACAAAGACACCGGTGAAATACAAAAAATAACTATGGAAAAACTTTATGAAATGATGGATGTGAGTTCATAGGATTACTAAATAGGTATAGGAGGTATCCTATGGCCTGTGTTTATAAGATAACAAGAAACGATGGATTAGAATATATTGGCATTACCAATAATCTGAAGCGTCGGATACAACAACATATCCGATCACCAAGATTTTCGGTCGGAATAAAACACACCGAAATACTATTTGAAAGTGAATATAAAAACTGTGAAGATGCTGAAGAAATATATATCACCGTTTTTGATACATATAAAAATGGATTGAATACAACATTACACGGTAAAGGTAATCATTATGATAGTTCAAGGTTCAATACTCTTGGATATGTTTATAGCAAAGAGAGTAGGGAAAGAATGAGTAAAGCGAAAGATGGATTTGTGCCGTGGAACAAAGGTAAATCCGGTTATTGGACACCCAACGAAGAATGGATTGATAAACACAGATTCATAGGTTCCGATAATCCAAAATCCATACTAAACGAAGATTTGGTTAGGGAGATTATAGAAGATTTTATATCTAGTCCGAAGATAGATAATGTGGGTCAAATACAAAAAAACGGTAAACCTATGTCTTATATGTGGGCCTATTGCTTACAAAAAGCGCCTCAACACAATATGACTCCACAGGCTATTAGAAGATTGTTAGAAAAGAAAAGTTGGAAAAATGTTTGGAAAGAATACGAAGTTTGAAATAAAAACTCCTGACGGATGGGAAGATTTTTACGGAGTTCAAAAACTTTCTGGTAAAAAGGTTGTTGATGTTTTTCTTGAAAGCGGTAAACACATTTCCGTTTCAACGGACCATCGTTTCTACGAAAAACGATTAGGATATTGTGATGTAAAGGCACTATACTCGGGTGATGTTATAAAAACAAAAGATGGGTTTGAAACCATCATTTTTATTACACCAAGATATGATACACCAGATGTTTATGATGCTATAGAAGTAGGTAAAAAACATTATTATTATACCAACGATATACTATCACATAACTGTGAGTTCCTTGGTTCTACCAATACCCTTATCTCTGGTGCTAAACTAAGATCATTAACATTCAAGACACCTATTGAGAGTAAAGACCATCTGGATGTATATGAACTACCAGAACCTAAACACACGTATGTCCTGTGCGCGGACGTAGCGGAGGGGCAGGGCCTTGACTACTCCACATTCTCTATATTTGATGTGTCACAGATACCATACCGACAGGTGGCTAAATACCGTAACAACGAGATAGCACCTTTATTATTTCCTACAGTCATTTATTCGGTGGCAAAACGATACAACGAAGCATTTGTTCTTGTGGAAATAAACTCTATTGGACTACAAGTAGCAGACATTCTACATTTTGAGTTAAGTTATGATAATCTACTAAAGTTTCAAACCAAAGGTAAGCAAGGAAACCAGGTGTCTGGTGGATTTGCTGCCAGAAACAAGTTGGCCTACGGTCTTAAAACTTCAGCGCAGTCTAAACTTATTGGTTGTGCTAACTTGAAGGCCTTGGTTGAAAATGATAAACTGCTAATAAACGATGCCGACACTATTATAGAACTTTCTTCTTTCTCTGCCAATAAGAAATCATTTATGGCAGAAGAAGGAAGCAATGACGACCTCGCAATGACGCTGGTTCATTTTGGATGGTTGACTTCACAGAGAGTATTTAAAGACACTGTGGAGACCGATATTCGTGCTGTTCTACAGGCCGAAAATCTGGAAATACTTGACCGAGAGATTACACCTTTTGGTTTCATAGACAATGGTATAGATGATCCTGCTCCTGAAGTGGATTCTCGTGGAGATAGATGGTTGACCGTCGAAAAAGAAGGTCTTTACATCAATCCAAATTGGGATCCGCAGTTATAACCAAAAACATCAAAACACTAAATATATTGAAATGGATATCACACACCATTCAAACCTATAAAAAGGAGTAAAAAATGGCAACTCTACTTTCACCTGGTGTAGCTTGGTCTGAAGTTGATCTAACGACCATTGTACCATCATTATCTACCACAGTTGGAGGGTTCGCCGGCAACTTTGTCTGGGGTCCAGTTAATGAATTAACAAGACTTAGTAATGAAATACAACTGGTAAATACCTTTGGTCAACCAGATCAAAACACTTTCACCTCATTCTATAGCGCAGCAAACTTTCTATCATATACTCAAAATATTTTAGTTGTTCGCACATGCGACACAACCAAAGCAAATAACGCAGTATCAGGAACATTACCAACAATCATTGAAAATAAAAATGTTTATGATATTGAATATATGAATATGCAAGCACCAGCAAATACAGGTATGTTTGCTGCTCGTTATCCTGGAGCAATTGGTAACGGACTAAAAGTTTCACTTTGGGCATCAGCAAATTCTACAGCATTTTCTACTTGGGAATATGCTCCAAATTTCAACGGAGTTCCAGGAACAACATATTGGACCTCTGCAAGAGGCGGTGCCAATGACGAAATGCACATCATTGTTGTTGATACATTAGGACATTTTGGTGGAACACCTAATACTGTTCTAGAACGTTTTTCATATGTTTCAAAAGCAGTTGATGCAACTAATGATGACGGAACATCAAATTATTATGTCAACGTAATTAATGATCGTTCACAGTTCATTTATATCCTTCATCACGCACAAATGGCAAATGGTAATTCTGATACAACAACTTGGGGATCAACATCATCAAATACAATGTTTGCTGAAGGTAACACAAATTACACAGCAACACTAACAGGTGGTGCTGATGCTGCTCCTACAGATGGAGACTTGACAGGAGCATATGATCTTTTTGGTGA